ACCTTTGGCAAGACTCTGCGCCCGGGTTATGAGCTAATCCGCGCACCAACATCGAGCAACCCATACCTACCCCCCGGTTATGTGCAGCAGTTGGAAGCCACGTACTCCAGCGCACAGCTTGCGGCGTATCTGGACGGTCAGTTCGTAAACCTCAACTCGGGTTCCGTGTACCCCGGATTTGATCGCAAACTGAACCACATCAGCATCACGGAGCAACCGGGTGAGCCGTTGCATATCGGGATGGATTTCAACGTCACCAATATGTCGGCCATTGTTCATGTGACACGGGACAATCGCCCCATCGCGGTAAACGAGATTGTTAAGGCGTTCGATACCCCGGAAATGATCCGGATTATTCAGGAGCGGTACAGGGGCCACCGCATTTTTGTGTACCCGGACGCCTCCGGTTCTGCCCGCAAGACTAACAATGCCTCGGTCTCGGATCACGCCCTTCTGAGAGCCGCTGGGTTTGTGGTGTGCGTCAATTCCCGCAATCCCGCCGTCAAGGACCGGATTCTGGCGATGAACAAGGCGTTCGAGGACAGGACGTACATGATCAACACGGATCGTTGCCCCATGCTGGCTGAATCGCTGGAAAAACAGGCGTACAACAAATCGGGCGAACCGGATAAAGGCGCGGGATTTGACCACACGAATGACGCGGCGTCATACTTCGTGGTATACCGGTATCCAATCCAGAGTAACCGCCCGCGTTTGGCACTCGTTGTAGGAATTTAATATGGCCGTTGACAGTAAACACGAAGAATATGACGAGTATTACGACCAGTGGGAGCGGTGCGAACACGCCGCTGAGGGCCAGGATGAAATTCATGAGTACGGTGTTATGTATCTGCCTCGTCTGTCCGGCCAGACAGATCAGGAATACAAGGCGTACAAACAACGCGCCCTGTTTTATAACGCCACCCAGCGGACCATTGACGGCCTGACCGGCCTGCTGTTTATCAAGCCACCGATCATGCAGTACCCGCCGGGGCTTGAGGCGATGGTCGCTGATGTCACTATGTCGGGCCTGTCACTGCATCAGTTGGCTGAGATGGTGGCCGAGGAAGTCGTTACTCTGGGCCGGTGCGGTATCTTGGTCGATCACCCGCCGATGACCGAGGCGGTCACTCTGGCGCAGGCGCAAGCCTTGGGTATGCGCCCGTATATGCGCCTGTATGACGCCGAATCCATCATCAACTGGCGCATGGACCGAGTGGGTGGACAGGAAATGCTCACGCTGGTCGTTCTCGAAGAGGAATACAAAGTCTTTGAGGACGAATTTAAGTACGAGTGCAAGACGCAGTGGCGTGTGCTGGATCTCCCCGGCGGGATTTACCGGCAACGTGTGTTCCGCAAGAACGACAAGGGAGAATTCACCCTTGAAGAAACGCTATTCCCGACTTCGCAGGGCAATCCGATTGCCCGCATTCCGTTTGAATTTTTCGGTGTCCGGGACAACACCCCCCGCGTGGACAAGCCTCCTCTGCTTGACCTGGTGGATGTTAACCTCAGTCATTACCGAACCACCGCAGACTACGAACACGGACTGCATTTCACCGGACTGCCCACCCCTGTGGTTACAGGATTCTACTCAGACGATCAGTCAGCCCAGCTTCGGATTGGCTCTGGAACAGCTTGGTTGCTTCCCGACCCCGCCGCCAAGGCGTTCTATCTCGAATTCACCGGCCAAGGACTTTCGGAACTCCGCGAAGCCTTGAGAGCCAAGGAATCCATGATGGCGACCTTGGGCGCACGAATTCTGGCCCCTGAGCGAAAAGTCAGCGAGACCGCGCAAGCCGCCGCGATCCATCAGGCGGGTGAAAACTCTGTACTGGCCTCCATCGCGCAGTCGATCAGTATCGGCCTGACGCATTGCATGGAGTGGATGGCGAACTGGGCGGGTGTCCCCGGCCCGATCGCTGTCGAGGTCAACCGCGTGTACCTCCCGAACTCGTTGACGTATCAGGATGTGCAGGCGCTGGTGCAGTCATGGCAGGCCGGTGCGATCAGCCATGAAACGCTGTTCAGCAATCTGGTCAAGGGAGATGTCATTGCCTCCGATGTGTCGTTCCAGGATGAGATGGAGCGCATTGAATTGAATACCCCCGGATTGCCCGCCCCTAGAGCATGACGGCCAACGATGAACTGCGGGACCGAGCCATATCGCACCAGATTTATCTCTTGCGGTATCAGGCCCGGTTGGTCAGAGAGATCACCGACACGCTGAAAGAAGTTGAAGCGGATCTGCTTCAGCAACTCGCGCAACTCCCAACGGAAAGACAGGCCGAGCGTCTTGAGGCGCAACTTGTTGGCATTCGCGCCTTGATCGCGGCGTCTTGGGATGTCGCTCGGGCGCAGTTGAACGAAAACTTGGCAGAACTGGCTGAGTACGAGGCCAACCATCAGGAACAAGTGATCCGCGATTCAGTTCCTGTCGAATTGGATTTCGTCATGCCCGCCCCGCAAATGCTGGTGGCTGCGGTCGAATCTAAGCCATTCGAGGGCCGACTGCTCAATGAATGGATTGATCGGCTTGAAGAGGACAGCTATCTCCGCATTCGCGATGCGGTACGGATGGGGTTTATCGAGGGCGAATCCTATGACCAGATCACCAAACGAGTCATTGGCACGAAGGCGTTGAAGTACACAGACGGCGTTTTGGCGCTGAATTACCGCCAAGCACAGGCGCTGGTCGCTACGGCTGTCTCTCACACGGCTAATACGGCCCGTCAGACGTTCTACAATGACAATACGGACGTGATCAAGGGCGTCCAGTGGTCAAGTACCCTTGATGCCCGCACCACACCCGTATGCCAATCCAGAGACGGCAAGGTGTACCCAGTAGATTCTGGCCCCCGACCCCCCGCGCATATGCGTTGCCGGTCTACGACCGTACCCGTGATGAAATCTTGGCGCGAACTTGGGATCAACTTGGACGAAGCCCCGCCAGGAACCCGAGCCTCAATGGACGGGCAGATAGCCGACACGGAAACGTACCAGACATGGCTCAAAAAGAAATCAGCCGCATTTCAGGATGAGGTACTCGGCCCGACCCGAGCAAAACTGTTTCGTGAAGGTATGGACTTAGATCGGTTTGTCGATCAGTCTGGAAAAGAATACACATTGGCGCAATTACGCTCCAAAGACGCGACTTTGTTTAAAAAGGCCGGTATTGACTAAATTTTATTTGTGGTATATTCGCGCCTAAGCGTGATTGCGTCACGTTAACCCGTCCCAGAGGGACACCATCAACACCAGAGGTATAGATGGAAATCAGTGAAGAAGAACTCAGCGCCAAAATTGCAGAGGCGGTTGAGGCGGCTACCGGCGGTCTGTCAAAGAAGAATCAGGAACTTCTGTCAGAACTGAAGGAAGCCAGAAAGGGTAAAGCAATTGATCCCGCTGAAATTGACAGGCTTCAGGCCAAGATTGATTCACTTGAATCTGATCTAGGTACAGCACAAACGGCCAAGAAAGCGCAGGACAAAATGCTGAAACAGGCTCAGGACGCATTAGCGGCTGAAGCTGGATTTACTCAGAAACTTCTCATTGATAACGGGTTAACCGATGCACTGGTAAAGGCTGGGGTGGCTAATCAGTTCCTACCCGCAGTCAAGGCCATGTTTGGCAGTCAGGCAAAGATCGTTGCTGATGGAGATGCAAGGAAAGCATTGATTGGCGACAAGGAACTGACAGAGTTTGTTTCATCCTGGGCGACCAGTGATGAAGGCAAGCATTACATTGCCGCGCCCAGCAATGGTGGCGGTGGTGCAAGCGGCGGGGCTGGTAACGGCTCCGGCGCAAAGGTTTGGACTCGCGAGAAATTTGACGCAGCGTCACAGTTCGAGCGGTCTGAATTTGCGAAAGCTGGCGGGAAGGTAGAAGGCTAGGGCGGTATAATGCCGCCTAACTAAGGTGGCAATTTGATAGCAAAACTTAGCGGTATCTACGAGATCCGCAACGACATAAATGGAAAGCAATACATTGGCTCAGCCAAGTGCTTCCATTCGCGCTTCAGAAAGCACAAAACATCCTTACTCAACGGCAATCACCATGCCGTAAAGCTACAACGCGCTTGGGCTAAATACGGATCAGGCGCGTTTACCTTCTCACCAATCCTACTTTGCGAGCCCAAAGATTTGCTCATGTACGAACAAATCTGCATGGACGCTTTTGATGCGTACAAATCTGGGTACAACAGCACAATAAAAGCAGGATCTGCTTTAGGGACAAAACGATCTGAAGCAACCAGAAACAAAATTTCCCGAGCAAAAACGGGAAAAAGTCTTTCTGATAGCCATAAGCAGGCTATTTCGTCTGGCGGTAAGGGACGTGTAAAAAGCATAGAAGAAAGACAAAAAATTTCTGCTGCACACACGGGGAAGAAAAAGTCTCCGGCGCACATTGAAAAAATGCGCCAAGCAAATCTAGGCAAGACCTATTCCGATGAAACAAAGCAAAAAGTTTCTGCTAGTTTAATCGGGAACAGTCGAGCTTTAGGTAATGTGCTATCCGATAAGACGCGCAAGCTAATGTCGGAGGCTCACAAAGGCAAAAAGCAGGACCCAGAATGGGTCGCAAAGCGGATTGCTTCTCGGATGGCTACATTAGCCGCTAGTAAATCATCTTCTAATTAGAGGTATCAATCATGAGTAACACGCTCAACAACCTCGCAGCAGACATATATAAAGCTGCGGACATTGTCGGAAGAGAACTCGTAGGGTTCATTCCTTCATCCACCATCAACGGCGATGCAACGACTCGTGCGGCTAAAGGCGACACGATCCGCGCTGCATTCACCCGCACTCCGAGCGTAAACACCACGTTTGCTCCGTCCATGACGATTCCGGAAGGAACCGATCAGACGGTAGATAACAAGACGATGACGCTCGACAACTACGCATCAGTTCAGATCCCATGGACTGGCGAAGACATCAAGCATGTCAACAATGGCTCAGGCTTTGAAACGATCTACGGCGATCAGATCAAGCAGGCCATGCGGGCTATCTGCAACAGCATCGAATCTACGCTGGCAACGGCTGCCTACAAAGGCGCATCACGCGCAGTAGGTTCTGCTGGCACGACTCCTTTTGCATCCAACTTCAACACGGTTGCCGAAGTTCGTCAGATCCTCGTAGACAACGGTTGCCCGACTGACAATCAGATCACGCTGGTTATCAACTCAGCGGCTGGCGTAAAACTCCGCAATCTGGCACAGCTTCAGCAAGTCAATACCGCTGGCGGTTCTGATCTGCTCCGTCAGGGTACGCTCCTTGACCTTCAGGGCCTGATGATTAAGGAATCTGCTGGCGTTGCGAGCCACACCAAGGGTACTGGCACGAGCTACCAGCTTTCTGCTGCTGGCGCAGTTGGTGATACCACCATCAGCGTTGACACCGGATCTGGCACTCTGCTGGCGGGTGACTGCGTTACCTTCGCTGGTACGTCTGACATCTATGTCGCAAATACCGCGCTGTCTGGTGGTTCATTCACCATCGGCTCTCCGGGTCTCCGTTATGCTGAAGCTGACAACGATGCAATCACCATCGGCAACAACTTCACCGCTAACGTGGCTTTCCACCGCACCGCTGTTGAACTCGGTATTCGT